TTCCGATCTTGTTGAGAAGAGTGCCTAGTTAAGAATTGAATGTACCCCGGAAACCTTCGAAGCCCGGGGTCTATTTTAATAATTGAGAAAGGAGCTAGTAATATGGCTTTTGTTAAATTGAAGAACTTAAAGGGGGAAACAGTTCGTATCCCTTCAAGTGCAGTTAAGTCTTATGAGAACTTAGGATTCTATCCTGAGAAGCAGATTGAGGGTGTTGCAAAAGAAGACCCTATTCCAGATGTGGATGAGGACATGGACCAGGAAGATGGCCAGGAACAGAAGGAAGATGCAACTCCTGAGGATAACGAGGAAGATGCAAACTTCGTTAGTACAATACAGAAGAAGCCTTTATCTTCTTGGAATAAGGAAGAGGTTAAGAGATATGCTTCTATCTTCGACATTGATTTAACAGGCACAAAATCTGCTAATGAGGCGAAGGAAAGAATCAAGGCATTTATGAATAATGCAGAATAGGAGGTAATCCTATGTCCATTTTAGAGAGAATGAAGAAGATACTCAGAGAAGAAGATTTTCCGATGTTTTCAGATGAAGATTTGGAGTTTTATATTTCCGAAAATAATGGGGATGTAGATGCTGCTATTTATCAGTGCTTAGTTATTAAGTCTGAGAATAATTCGGTAACTATTACTGGATTAACAGCAGCAGATAGCTCAAGTTATTTTAGGAGATTGGCTTCTCAATACAAGCCAAGTAATACAGGTGTTCTTCAGGGAGGTGCTTAATATGAGAAGTGCTATTCCTTTAACCAAACGTAAAGCAGAAGTAATTCGTAACCAGTTGAGTAGAGAATTTGAAAGGCTTGGAATTGAAGTTGTAATCCATAGGAAAAGATTTAAAAGTGATGGAAGCAATGGCTTTATCCCTGACGGGGAAGAAACTTTTAAAGTCAAAGGAATTCTCAAGAGTTGTTCCACAAGTGCTAAGGAATTTACTGTTGGGGATGGAGGTAGAACATATTCAGTTACAGACACTCTTTCTGTTTTATACGAAGAGGGGACAGAATACAAGATGTACGATTGGTTTGAATACAATGGAATAAGATACACTATCCTTCAGGCTTCAGATGTTGGGGAACAACATATTTACTGGTTGTTAAATCTAGCAATGGAAGTCCAGGAGGTGGAAAGATATGGCGAGTGATTTGAAAATTGAGTGGAATGCTGAGGAGTTAGTAAGCAGTCTTAAAAATTTGGATAGAGCATTTACTTCCAAAGAGTATGGTGGCTTACTGATGTTGATGCAAACAGCAGCATCTAAAATGGAATCATGGGCTAAGCAAAATGCCCCATGGACTGATAGAACAGGCCAGGCAAGACAAAGGCTTACTGGTCAGGCATATTGGGAAGATTCCAGTATTGTAGTTGCTGCAATCGCTCACCAAGTAGATTATGGTATATGGCTAGAGTTAGCCCACCAAAGACAATATGCAATTCTTGAGAAAACTCTTGATGAGCATAGAGGAGAGATAGAAGATGCAGTAAAGACACTGCTAGGAAGATATGCAAAGATATAAGGAGGCAACATGAATAGACAACAGTTAATACAAAGTTTTGGACATATTGCCCCTGTTAAGAATGTGGGGCAAAGCTATAAGCATAGTGATGAACCATATATAGTTCTCAAAGAAATGAATACAACCTCAGATGGAAATAATTCCTGGGGTGGATATAAAACCTTTAATTTATTATGTTATGTACCGGACACTTCAACTTCCCAGTTGGATGCATTGGTAACAGCAGTAAAGAATAGGGTTTTTGAACTAAAAGAACAAGGTGTGGAATATAAAGGTGAAATGGGAGAAGACTTCCATGATGCCGAAATTAGAATGTATATGAAATATGTTGCAATTAGAGTTCCACAACAAATCCAAATGTAAGGAGGATATTGAAATGAAAGACGTACTGTATGGTGTTAAACTTGTTACTCTCGAAGAGATTGACAAAGTGACACAATTACCAGTAGAGGGTGGTGTTAAATGTAGAATTAACACTGCTGAGAGTGCAGAGATGGAGGCAGTTTCTTCTGAGGGTGAAGAGAACGTGCAGAGAACTGATGACAGAATCTTAGCTATAGTTCGTACCCCAGATTTGCTTTACGGTTATGACGTAACCCTTACTGATAACACTTTCGATGCTGAAGTTGCAGCACTTATCGAGGGTGGTATTATAGATAAGGACGAAGCTGGTAATGTGATTGGTTATAGAGCCCCATTCATTAGTGAGGGTTCTACAAATATGAAACCTTTTAGAGCTAACATTTATGTAGCTAACTATGAAGGAGACAGCATAAAGAACTATGTTGTGATTACACTCAACAACTGTTCTGGCTCAGCTCCAGGCATGAACGCAGCAAAGGAGTTCTATGCTCCTGAGTACACTATCAAGGCAAGAGAAGCAACAAAGGCAGGACTTCCTATTAAGAGTTTATCTTATGTGAATGAGTTACCTGCTCCTGATGCTCCTACCGTTATCAAGACTACAGTTGGTACTCTTGAGGAAGGAACTATCTCAGGTATTCCTGTTGATACAACTGTCGCTTCATTCCTTGCAGGAGTTACAACTTCAGTTGGCTCAAGTAAGAAGATAGTTAATGCCAAGGGTTATGATGTAACAACAGGCAATATCGAAGATGGCATGATTTGTCGAGTATTCTTGCCAACAGAGATTACTGCTAAGACAGATTATACTTTGTCTTTAGTGCAGGGGTAAATGAGTAATTAATGGGGTGGCTACGGCTGCCCCTAATTGAGAAGAAAAGGAGAGAGAATATGTCAGAAATAAATCAGATTACAAGTATTGAAGAATTTAGAAGTCAGAGTCAGCCACTCGTAGATATTGTAGGATTCGAACCTGGACAATACATAACCGTTAGATTAAGACGTATTAGTCTAATGAATTTGTGTAAGACTGGGAAAATCCCTAATGCATTACTACAGAAGTCTACTGAACTTTTCACTGGTAAAAAGAAAGGGGAGAAAGTAGATGAGTCAAAGGTGCTTGAGAATATTAATGATTTGGATGGTATAAACCAGATTATTGATACGGTATGTGAGGCGGCGATGCTTGAACCTAAATTTGAAGAAGTTAAGGAATATCTTACAGATGAGCAGAAGACAGAAATTTTCCAGTGGACTCAGGGAGGTATTAAGGCTCTTGAATCCTTTCGTGCAGAGCAGGGAGATTTTGGATTGTCTAATGATGAGTAGGATTTATAAGATTCGCCCTAGTGCATTGTTAGGAATCGGCCCAGATGATTCGTACACAGCTTATTGTTTTGATGAAGCGTGTGCTTATATCTTAGGCCAGATTGATAACAAAAAGACACCACGCTTTCCCGGAGAGGAGAAAGCTAATCCATTGTTACGTAAATTGGAAGCAGGGCAATTTTAATGTTACCCTGCTCTATTTATTTAATAACAAAAGGAGGTGACTTGTGTGGCTAATACAACAATTGGCTCAATCGTAGCTAAATTGATGTTAAATATTGATAATTTTAGTAGTAATCTTTCGAAGGTTCAAAGTGATATAGAACAGACTGGCAAGAAGCTAGAAGGTTTAGGTAAACTTGGTGGTGGATTAACTTCTGTAGGTAAGACCATGACTAAATCCTTGACAGTTCCAATTTTAGGGATAGGTACTGCAGCAGTTGCCACAGCAACTAACTTTGAGTATAGTATGTCTCAAGTGCAAGCTATCTCTGGTGCAACTGGGGATGAGTTTAAAGCTCTTGAAGATGAAGCAATTAAGTTAGGTGGTTCAACAAAGTTCTCAGCCGGAGAAGTAGCTGATGCAATGACTGAGATGGCGAAAGCAGGTTGGTCTACTGAACAAATTCTTGCAGGTATGTCGGGAGTCCTTGATGCGGCTGCTGCATCAGGAGAAAGCCTTGCTAATGTATCAACTATAGTTGCTGATGCAATCACTGGATTCGGTTTGGAAGCAGCTGATGCAACAAAGGTAGCAGACCTTTTAACCCAAGCAGCTAACTCTGGTACTATTGATATTAACGACTTAGGGGAATCATTTAAGTATGTAGCCCCAGTAGCTCAATCATTAGGTATCAATATTGAGGATGCAACAACAGCCCTTTCAGCAATGTCTATGGCTGGTATTAAAGGTTCCCAAGCTGGTACAGCTTTAAGAACAATGCTTACCAACATGGTTAAACCTACAGATGTAATGGCTGAGGCCATGGATGAGTTAGGATTCTCCGTATTAGATGATGCTGGAAACATGAAATCTTTAGACACAATCGTTGCTGATTTACGTACTTCATTTGCTGGGTTGACAGATGCAGAGAAAGCAAAGTATGCCGCTACCCTTGCTGGTAAAGAAGGAATGTCTGGTATGCTTGCTTTATTGAATTTAACCCAAGAAGAGTATGATGCAATATCAGAATCTATGTATAACAGTAATGGTGTTGCGAAAGAGACTGCTGAAGTAATGCAAGATAATCTAAAGAGTGCACTCGAACAATTAGGTGGTGCATTCGAATCTTTAGGTATAAGAATAGGCCAGGTGCTTATTCCTGCAATTAAATCGATTGCTGAAAAGATTACAGTTCTTGCTGAGAAACTTGCAGGGGCAAGTGAAGAACAGATTAAAATGGGCATTAAGATTGCAGCCCTAGTTGCTGCAATAGGTCCATTAATAGCTATCGTTGGTAAAATGATAACTGCGTTTACCACTTTAAGAAAAATAGCCACAGCAGTTAAGTCAGGTTTTACGATTGTCAAAACAGCTATTGCTGGGGTTAGTGCTCCGGTCCTTGCTATTGTTGCAGTGATAGCAGTGTTGGTAGCAGCATTCGTTAACTTGTGGAAAACTAATGAAGAGTTTAGAAACAAGATAACATCTATTTGGAACGGAATAGTTGGGAAGTTTAAAAACTTCTTTGCACAGATTACGGAGAAAATAAATTCATTAGGATTTAACTTTAGTAACTTTTCTGAAGTGCTAAAAGCAATATGGAAAGGCCTGTGCGATTTCTTAGGGCCAATATTCATTGGAGTATTCGAAACAATCTCAACAGTAGTAGGAACAGCTTTAGATGTTATACTAGGGGTAGTAGGGATTTTTACTTCAGCTATGAAAGGCGATTGGGAAGGAGTTTGGGACTCCGTAAAACAAATCTTTGAGTCGGTTTGGGAAGGCATAGTAGAATGGTTTGAGAATATCGGGGAAATGTTTATTGGAATATTTGAAGTAATCTGTGGTTGGTTTGGAACTACATGGGAAGAGACCTGGGGAGGAATAAGAGATTTCTTCACAAATATCTGGAATGGTATTGTTAGTTTCTTCACCAGCATAGGTAGTACTATTATGGGTCTGCTTTCCCCATTACTAACACAAATCTCAGGAGCTTTCCAAATGGCATGGGATGTTATAAAATTAGCATGGAGTTATGTTGTGCCATTCTTCAATGCAATATGGGAAGGAATAAAAGCTATCTTTTCTGTTGTATCAACTTGGTTCGAAACAATATTTAGTGTAGCTTGGGAATTAATCAAAGCTATATGGGACGTTGTTGTTTCTTACTTTGAAGTGATATGGGAAGGGATAAAGGCAACATTCTCTGTTGTTGGAACTTGGTTCAAAGGCATCTTTGGTATTGCTTGGGAAGCAATCAAGGCTATCTGGAATAATGTAATAAATTTCTTCGCAATGATATGGGCTGGAATTAAGGCTGTATTTGCTGTTGTGAAAGGTGTTCTTAGTGGCAACTTCAAGGATGCTTGGGAGGCAATTAAAAACCTTTGGGACACAGTAAAAGGATATTTCAGTGGAGTTTGGGAAGGTGTTAAAGGAGTATTCAGTGCTGTAGTATCATTCTTTACAAGTACATTTAGTTCTGCTTGGGAAGGAGTTAAAGGGGTATTCAGTCAATTCGGTTCATTCTTTAGTGGCCTTTGGGATACGATTTCATCTACATTTACCACATTAGGTACTAAGATTGGTAGTGCTATTGGGGATTCAGTAAAGGCTGGTATCAATGGCGTTATCGGTATGATTGAAAGTACCATCAATGGAATTATCGGTCTTATTAACGGAGCGATAAATGTAATCAATAACGTTCCAGGTGTTAGCATTGGCAAGGTTAGTGAGTTATCATTCCCACGTCTTGCTAAAGGTGGTATTATTGATAGGCCTACATTTGCAGAGATTGGTGAGGATGGTCGGGAGGCAGTAGTACCATTAGAGAAAAACCTTGGTTGGTTGAG